AAGCTACGAATGGTTCAACATCAGGAATTATAGATATAATTTATGAAGATGGCGTAGATAAATTACGTTTACGTCCAGAAGGTGCGGCCGCAGTTTATGTAGATTTAACTAACAAAGTCCTATACGGTGCTGCTTGGAATGACTATGCTGAATATCGTCGTGCGGCTGAACCTCTTAAACCCGGCAACGTCATCATAGATAACGATGATGGCACAGTATCATTGGCAACAAAACGTCTTCTCCCCGGCGCTTAGATTGTTTCTGATACTTTTGGCTTTATTGAAGGCAAAACTGATGAAGCTAAAACGCCAGTAGCCGTCGCAGGAAGAGTATTAGTTTATACTTATCAAGACCGCACAAATTATCACGCTGGTATGGCAGTATGCTCAGCTCCAAATGGTACAGTGGATATTATGACAAGAGAAGAAATAAAAGAATATCCAGATTGTATTATAGGGTATGTCAGCGAAATACCCAATTATGAGACTTGGGGTAGTGGTAATGTAAAAATAGATGACCGAATTTGGGTAAGGGTGAAGTAATATGGCAGTTTGTTATATATGTTATACTTGTGCTCATTTTGGGCATCGGGATGTTTGTACAGTTTATTCTAGCGGTTCAGCATCAAACACGTGGACAAGAGCTGTTAGTACATATGAATTTGATATTCCAACAACTCTAGTTGCAAGTTCTACTGCTTCAGATATCAAAATTTTAGGGAACCCTTAGGGAAGTTTTTCAACTGGATGTATCTGGGCTCATGATTTTAATGTTCAATTACTAAAAGGTAATACGAGTTTGTATTCTGTAAGTATTAATTTAGGAAACACCTCAGCAAACATAGATTAGAATGTTGCAGTAAGTCCCGGTGACCATTTAACATTAAAAATTATTACAAATATAAGAGGTTCGATTAAAAAGTCTGCTGGTACATATGAAGGTCTATATGAAGTAGCTAATTTACGAGTCCAATTTGGAGCAGTTATTCCTGAAGCAGAAGAATTAATTACTGCGAATAAGGTAAATGAATTTTCAACATTTTTTTAGCTTACTGATAATACAGCCACTCAAGGAAATCTTATTTCTAGAAATTCATGGCAAACTATTAGCGATCAATTATCAGAAATGAAAACAACATTTAATGACAATACAAGTGCCACAGTTGTTAATATGGATGCCACAAAACCAATGTTATCTGATTTACAAGAAATTATAACTCAAATGACAGATAAATACTTAATTCGTACTGTGCATGCGAATGGGTAATTTTGAAAATATATAATACTAATTGAAAATAGCCAAGTAGTTTTAGAACGTGTAAATGAAAATAGCACAGAACAAGTTTAAGTTACTTACATTTATGGGAAGGATATAGAAGTCCTTCCCATTTATTTTTTATGGAAGGACACGAAACACTTTATAAGGAAGTGATGAATAATGGCACATAAAATGACACGTCGCGGTTCATTAGACAATGTAATCACATTTGAACATTATTGCGATACAGTCGCAGATTTAGATAATATTGATCCATCTGAAATTAATCTTGGCACGATTGCCTTAGTAGTAGAAGGCACGACCGGCCTTGAAGTATATATGGCTAAAAGTGATAAAACTTGGGTCCGTATCTATGGCGGTGCAAGTTCTAGCGAAGAGGACGAAGGAGAGTGAGATAAATGGATATAATTGATGTTGTTTTAGGTGGCGGTTTTTCACCAAAAGGGCGTATTTCCACTTATGCCGCTCTCGCACAAAAAGCCGTAGCAGATGCGAATACTGCAATTAATAATATAGATACAATAACTGAGCAAACTAATGCTAATAATGAGGCCGCGGCAGAAGCGTTAGATAATGCTAATGCTGCATTAGCCGCAGTCAACGAAGCTCTTGAAAATATTGAAGAAGCTTCTTCAGGCGTTGATATTACCGCGGTCGATAATGAAATTGATAAATTAGCATTAAGTCTAACAACTTCAATGACCAATGAAGCAATTTCTAAAAACTTAGTAACAGCATATCCCGCAGGCGATACATCAACTATTAAAAATCTATTAATAATGTATCAGCAATCAGGCAATAATATTAATGGTACAATGACTCAAAAAGCTATTACTAACTATGTAAATAGTGTAAAGCAAGAACTACAAACAGCCATTAATAATATTACTATATCTGGTGGCGGCGGCAGCACTAATTTAGGCATAGATAATGCTGGAACCATTGTTGTAGTTGGACCAGATGGCAATATCACCGCCGGCAATGCTACTGAGGCAGATGTAATTGAAGCTTTAATTAAAGCCGGTGCTTATTCATTGTCTGGCGTTGTTGGTATGGAATTGGACTATGAAAATAAAGTGTATACTCGCACACAAGATGGTAAAATTTTACAACCAGGTGCCGACTATAATAAATACGCTATGTTTGGCGGCCGCAAGCGTTGTAATGTAGCTGATAATGGCACAATTACAGCTTGGTATGGTGATGCTAATTATGCTGACGATGGCAGCAATGGACAAGTTATGGTATATCAACCTAAATTCTACTATCAAAGAGTAGTAATTAATAGCCAAAATAGCCCTGTATTAGGAAAGATAGTTAAAAAAGAATCATTAATTTTAAGTGATACTCCAATTACTGGTTTTAAAATCCATCCATTATTCGTTAATGCCGATGGTGAAGAAGTAGACTATGTATTACTTCCCGCATACGATGGCTCTATTTATGATACTTCTGAAAGCACATATTTAACTACTGACAAAAATGGTGTTGCTTTTGAAGCAGATAAATTAAGTTCTGTTGGTGGTGTAAAACCAGCTAGCGGCCAAAATAATATGTTTACCATTACTAATGCCGAGTAGCTAGCTCAAAATCGTGGTGAAGGTTGGCATATCACTAATATGCGGGCTGACAGTGCTAACCAAATGCTATTTATGACTGAATATGGCTCTCCAAATGGTCAGTTATCATTAGAATTAGGTGTTTGTGAAATTAATTCTACTAATACCAATTGCAGCAGCATTACTGGCTCGACAGCATCATTAGGCAACGCATCAGGTGCCGCGGCTGAGACCGTTAATGAAATTAATGGAGTCTATACTACTTATTCTGAAGTTGGTAAGCGTGCTGTTAGTTATCGCGGAGTAGAAAATCCTTGGGGCAACATATGGCATATGGTCGGCGGGGCATTATTAGTAGGTAATAGAAGTTCTCAAGGCGGTATCCCATATGTTTGTACAGATTATAATTATAGTGTCTCTTTAACTGATAATTATGAAAGCATTGGTTTTATGCTACCAGTTTCTGAGTCATTTATTTCAGCCTTTGGATATGGCAATCCAAAATACGATTGGGTATACATGCCTATTGAATGCTCCGATACAGCTAATAATATTCTACCAATTGGAGATTGTTTATGGACAATAAATAATCTTAATGGTACTCATATGATACTAAATGGCGGCCACTATGCCTTTAAAGAAAAAGATGGTCTATTCTGCTATGCTGGTGATGCAAATCCAACACAATATGACCGTGCTTATGGTGCAAAATTAATGTTCATTCCTAAAAAGAATACTATATATAATAATAATATTGCTGCTTGGACAGCAAAAATGGGAGGCTGATACTTATGATTAATTATGGTCGTGTTAAAAGTAAGAAATCACCCCCTAATATTGAAATTACTCCAGATTATGTATATGTTGCTTTAAACGTATAGACTTTAGAAGAAGAAGTAGATGGAGTAACAGAAACTATTTATACTTATGATTATGTAAGCTATACTAAAGATGAATATATATCTACCGTTACAGCCGAAAATGCTCGTGCTATTGATGAACTTAATGATGAACTTGCGGCCACAAAGATACTATTGGGAGTTGATTGATATGAAACTATATGAATTAGCAATGAAATTACGCCCATATATTGAAAAAGCCGCTGTATCTTTAAGTGATGAAGACGCTCTTGAAGCAAAAGAACTTTATCCTCAATGGTCTGGAGAGGGAGTATAGTATGTACCAGATATGAGAGTACGTTATGATGGAGTACTTTATAAAGTATTACAAACTCACACTTCACAATCAGCTTGGACGCCAACTGCTGCTCCAAGTCTATTCGCGAAAGTTCTAATACCCGACCCCGATGTTATTCCTGATTGGGAACAACCCGATAGCACGAATGCTTATTCTATTGGTGATAAAGTACGCTTTGATGGTAAGGTATATGAAAGCCTTATTAATGGCAATGTTTGGTCGCCAGCAGATTATCCAGCTGGATGGAAAGAAGTACCTTAATATTTGACTTTTTTAAAAAATAGTGTATAATATATATAGTAGATGAGGGAGAGATCCCTCACTACTATATAAAAATGTGGGATAGGAACCACTAATATAAGGAGAGGAACTTGTATGAAGATTTATTCTGAAAAGCTTAACAAACTTTTTGACACTGTAGAAGCCTGCGAAAAGGCAGAATTTGAAGCCAAAGAGGCCGAGAATCGTGAAAAGATTCGTAAGGAACGCGCCGAGGCAGAAGCTAAGGCAAAGAAGGAGAAGGAAGCCGCAGAGCGTAAGGCCGCGGCCGCTGAACTTGATGAAGCCCGCAAGGAAATGGTTGCCGCCCAGAAGCATTATGCGGAACTACTTGACAATTTTATTAAGAAGTATAAGTCTTACCACTATACAACTAATTCAATTGCCGATATTCCAACCCTCTTTGAATCCCTAAATCTTTTTAATCTTCTATAATGTAGGTTGGCGGCTTAAGGTTGAGCCGTAATCAACCTATTTGTGGTAATAACTCAAATGGTAGAGTGCCACCTTGCCAAGGTGGATGCTGTGAGTTCAAGTCTCATTTACCACTCCAAGGTTTCTAGTCCTGACCTGCCCGCGGCAAAAAGACTAGCGTGTATGTAACTGTCGAGATCAGTGCCAGTGATGGCGTTTGTACTGAAAAGGGATTCCGGATTACCAAAGCGTCAGGTGATGTTAGCCAGCCTAGATAAAATGACACCATGGAGAACACGGCATGACAAAACCGCTCGGTTCATCTTCGAGATAGATGTAACGCCTGCCGCGGCGTGACTCAAAGTGGTGGCCGCCAGCGTCATTACGCGAATGGCGAAGGCACTTACCTGTAATTTTGAACCTATATTTTATACCCCAATATAAATTATACTAGTAAAAATTACAGGTATTTCTTTCTTGACAATTTTCAAAATTATGATATAATATAATTGTAGAAAGGGAGGAGATAGACATTATGCCTAATGAACTTGATGACTTTGTACGTGATTACACCGCAGAGGAATTTTATGATGACTATCGTTATGATTACGATTTTCATGAGACTTGGTATGATGTGGAATCTGCTTTCTGCGAACAGATGGAAATTGAACCGGAAGTTTATGAAGATTAACAATTGACTTTTCTCGAAATTATTGTATAATATATATACAAGGTAAGGGAAAAGCCTTGAACTCAAACTACGGCAATGAGTATAAAAAATAGTTTAAGCCGAATATGGCTTCGTAGCGTAGTGGTTATCGCACCAGTCTGTCACACTGGAAATCGTGGGTTCAATTCCCGTCGAAGTTGTCATCGCTCCTTTGGTACGCATTTCAGAGCGATTAATAAATAGTTAAATGGTACAACCGAGAGCAGTGACCGCCGGTATAAAAATTAGGTTCACCGCGTAGGAGAGATTGCTTGATGTGTTCCTCACTCCTTGCCCGGAAGCTAAATAAAGAAGTCTCACATTGCCGATGTAGTTGAGTTCCTACAGCCGGCGACCCAGTGAAATTCTGGGCCGAGTACAACAAAAAAGCTCACAATGCATTGGGGTTGTAGGTATCCCTCTCTGCGGAGGAAAACCTTCTATGATGCGGTGAGGACAAACGGAAAGTCGTCTGGCTCATAACCAGAAAATAGTGGGTTCAACTCCCATCGCCGCTACCATAGCCTCAACCAACCGGCTGAGAATAGGTTGGTCGTGGATAAGCACCGAATCGTAATTGGTGCTAGGGCGAAAAGGTATATGATACTTATCGGGTTCGACTCCCGAATACGGTGCGGGCACTTGGGTATCATAAACCCTGATGCACTTAGAGTCTAGCCTCGCTCAAAGGCGGCCACCGGAGAGCGTAACCGCACATCGTTCGCGGTATATAAATATGCGGTCTCGGCAAGCAGGGGCAAACTGCTGCAGCTCTGGTAGTCAGGCAGAGTAAAGGTGCCCAAATGCTGTTATATGCTGAAGAAGGATTTGAGTCGGATCATAAATAGCTAATATGATTAATTTCAGCATAGGAGAAGAATGGGTTAAATGGAGTTTGAAGAACAGCCAAATACGCAAACTGTATGGTTTCGAGTGCATATACCAGATTGCTCGGCGTGTAATAAAAGAAGAGTAAAGTAAGCACACGGGATGGAAGGAAACGAGCCACGTCCTTACCGGCCCCGAGTAGTAGTGACACGAAAAGGGCGGGAGAAGCAGAAGTAGTAACTGCACCCATAAATAGGTGAAAAACGAGAAGGCAGGGAAAATGGATTGGTAGTCCCGGGCAGCTCTTAGGGTAGCTCCCTAAACTGGCAAAGGAAGCGGCTTCATCTACCGCTCTCGTCACACAGTGTAGCCTACTCAGTTGCGGCTGAGTTATCAAACCGCTAGCTATGCCTCATGGGACGGTCAGTTAAGTCGCGTGCCCTTCAAGCACGAGGGTCCGGAGCATCCCCGGAATGAGGTACTCAAAAGAAAGAGCAGCATTAGAGTAATTAACTAGTGAGATAATGATGCCTCAACATCAAGTCTTTCTTTTTAAATATTATTGAGGTGATATTTATGAAAAATTTAGTTTATTCTTATTCTTCAAAAGATTTTTCGGATATTGTGGCCAATAGTAAAACCTATGCAGAATGTATGCGTACATTAGGCTATGCATCTATTTCAGGAGATTCTCTTTAGCTTTTAAAAAAGCGTATAGAAGAAGAAAACTTATCTATTACGCATTTTGAAATGAATAATGGTACAAAGATAAATCGTACTGAAGAAAATGTATTTTGCCAAAATAGTACCGCTAATCAATCTACATTACGTAAATTTTATAAAGCTAAATATCCTCAAGAAAAATGTAGTATATGTGGTCAAGGATTGCTTTGGAATAATCAATCTTTAACGTTAATTTTGGACCATATCAATGGCACTAATACAGATAATCGTCTTGAAAATTTGAGATGGGTTTGCCCTAATTGTAATAGCCAGTTACCTACAACTAATGCTCGTAACCCTCATCATCATAAATATTATTGTGTAGATTGCGGAAAACAAATATCACAAGGAGCAATTAGGTGTATAGAATGTGCCGCTAAAAATCAACGAGCAGTCGAACGCCCTACTAGAGAAGAATTAAAAGTTCTTATTCGCACAAAGCCATTTACGTAGATTGCAAAACAATTTGGCATTTGTGATAATGGCATTCGTAAGTGGTGTGATGCTTATGGATTACCACGTAAGAAAACTGATATAGATAAGATGACAGATGAAGAATGGAAAAATATTTAATTTTCCTTTACACCCGATTTGACTAATGGTCAGGCTGCCTAATTCTTAATCTCGGCACAGGAGTTCAACTCTCCTATCGGGTATTTATTTTTATTATTTAGGTGATTAAATGAGAGCAGCAGCTTATAGTGGAACTCGTAATATATATTAGGATATGATGACGGCGGCGAAATCATTATTAGAACATTCTAATGTTGAAAAAATATATTTTCTAATTGAAGATGATATTTTTCCATATGAATTGCCGCCAGAAATTGAATGTATTAATGTTAGTAATTAGACTTATTTTCCTAAAAATGGGCCTAATTATAAAAACGTTTGTACATATATGGTTCTTTTACGAGCCGCTTATACTAAAATTTTCCCGCAGTTAGATCGTATATTATCAATTGATATGGATACAATTGTTAATGAAAATATATCTAATTTATGGGAATTAGATTTAACTGAATATTATATTGCTGCTGTTGAAGAAGTTTAGTTGACAAAAGCCGAAGGTTCATATTTTAATATGGGCGTAGCAATGTTAAATCTTAAAAAAATACGCGAAGACCATATGGATGATGCTTTGATTGAAGCTTTAAATACCTATTGGTATAGATATAAAGAACAAGATTGCTTCAATGAATTTTTTAGAGGGCATAGTTTAATTTTGCCTAGCGATTATAATGTATGTATTTAGGCAAATGAACCAAAGCACGAAAAAATTACTCACTTTGCTGGCATTTATAAAATGGATCTTTTTCCTCATTTTAATCATTATAAGAATCTTTCTTGGAATGACGTTCAGTATAATTAGCCAGATAATATTACATTAGATATTATTATTCCAACTTATAAAAATAAAAATGCTTTACGGCGTACATTAAATTCATTTTAGCCAAATAATTTAGTCAATGTTATTGTAGTTGATGATTGTTCTAATATGGATTATAGTGATATTTTAAATGAATATCCATACATTCATTTTTATACATTACTAGAAAATAGCGGGCCTGGTGTAGCCCGTCAATATGGTATAGAACATAGCAATGGTACATATATTTGTTTTTTAGACAGCGGCGACTATTTCTATAATGATGGTATAAATACAATATTAACAGCAATATAGGAAAACACTTATATTAAATTATATACTTTTTCATATATTTATGATGATAAAAATATTTTAATGGATAGAACAGACGATAAAACAATTGGCTCTGTATATAAACGCTCTTTTATCGAAATGTATGATATTCATTTTAGTAAAGAAGGTTCATATGCTAATGAAGATTATGGTTTTAGCCGTGCATGTAAAATAATTATTGATTTTTTAGAAGAAGAATGGCATTTTCATCCTATGATAAAACATATTTATATGCCAACTTTTTATGAGCATATAGATAAAAATTCTCTTACTAAAAGTAATAATAATGAATTTTTTTATAAAAAATTACCTGCTGGTATTATTATTAATGGCGTTCACGCAATTAATATAGCCGAAAAAGCTAATGTTTCTGTACAATATATTATTAAAGAATTATGCCATATAATGGCTCAAGAATATTTTTTCTTTTTAAGTATTGTCCAAGAAAGGCCAGAATTAGCCGATGAAGTTTGGGAATTAATTCGTAACTTCTATTTTAACTATTATAGAACATATAGTAAATTTTCATATAATACATTAAAAATTTACTTTAAATCTACTTCTTTACCAAAAATTTATGGTAGAGTGAATAGTTGGCAGAAAAAAATTACATTTAATATAGATAGGTTTATTAAAGAATTAGAAACTGAATATTATACACCACTTCGATATTTGACTTAAATCAAATTTATGATATAATATATATGAAAAGAGGGTAAGCTTTGCGGAGCTTACAGAGGATGAAAACCACTCTCGCCAAGATGTTGGTAGCAGCAAACACTTATGCGTAAGTAAAGGCAAACATCATATTTGGGGGATTCGCTAATCGGATTAGCACGCGGCTGTTAACCGCGCTAGAGAGGTTCAACTCCTCTATCCCCCGCCATTCAACCACATAAAGCCTGAATTGACAGGATATGACTGGCCGGTTGAAGTCCGGCGGTATAAGGGGAGGAGTGTCTGTAGATGAACTTCTCAGACTATACTCCATAATCCTTATACGTCTCGTGAGCGACGACAGCTGTGGTGAGGCAGCTATGCCAAAAAAGTGATACTAAAATAGCATCACATAACTAGAGTATGTGATAGATGATGACGCTTATGCTTTGCCAGAATGAAGTGTAAAGTCGAGTCTTGGGGGGTTATGTGGGAACCACAAACTGGCGATAAAAACACTTAGTGTGCGGTAAGGATGGATTCTCACTAAACTACCACCGGCACGATGAATCATTATTGAGGACGTGATATGTGGCTTAGTCATTTAGCAGCACGCTATAATAAAAAGACAACGAAAGTAAGTGATTATTGCGGTTTCGGCCGCACTTTGATGGCCCTTAGCTCATCAGGTTAGAGCAGCAGTCTTATAAACTGCAGGTGCTGGGTTCGACTCCCAGAGGGCCTACTTATCAAATATTTAGTGGCGGAATATGTAGACGCTTATAAGGTAAGAGCCACTTGATCCGATACTTGTGAAGGACGTAAGGTGCCTTTAGCTCATGTTTGGTGAAAATCCAGACCTAAATATTTGACTTTTTCTCAAAAATCTGCTATAATATATATGTAAACAAGGAAAGGAGATATTAGGTTAGTAAATTTTGAACCAAGTGAAGATGTGCTAACCACACAGCTTGGGCTATCCGTATAGTAGCTGTCACTGCCCGAAGGATACTTTTGGTTAAACAGCCGCCGAAACAGTAATGTTAGGTGATAAAGGAGAAACTCCAAATACTAAGGATAGGCGCTTGGGTGTTCGCAATTAAAAGCACTCTTCCTCTCGGCTACATAATAGAAAGCTTGTTGAATAGACGAGCCGAATCCAGATAAGGTATTGGGGTGGTAGCCAATACAAACTCTGGAAATACCATAAGTAGCTATCGACGTTGATGAAAGCCAGAAATGGCATATAAGAGAGGTTTAAGGTGGGAGTAGGCCAATTCGACGGGCAAGTAATATGTTAAAAGAATTAGTTCATTCTTATATATTATTGCTGAATGGTTTGGCTGAAACTTGAAGGTAGTCAATCCTTCCTACACATGGCGAAAGCGGACTAAAGAAGTTATAGGGTCGCTACCTATGGCTCAGCCTTTAGTTCTGTAGTGGCTGAATATGATTGAAGAATTACTTGAGTACGGCGAAGGTCGCAAGAGTTTACTAACCTAATATCTCCTTATTCTTTTTTAGGAGGAAAGTATGAAGAAAATTTGGGCGACTATTTTCGTATTAATGTATATTTTTATCCCATTTTCTGCTTTTGCGGAATATACGGAGCCAGATTCACCAACTGAAGTATGGTATTCAACACCTAATTTAAAATTTTGGTTTATGGATACCGATGAATTTAATGAGTATCTCGCTTTAATTTCAGAATATTATGATTTAGAAAGTTTTACTGAAATGGTACTTGGAACTGATGATTATGAGTTGCTAGATATGATTTTAGTAGAACTAGATAAACCATATAATCAAGTAGCATGGTATACGCCTTATAATTTTTATAAAGTTGATAGTTGCGTGTTCATGATTTCTACTGACCTATGGCAAGGCTATGTAATGAATGGTAATTATGATAAACATGGTTCTTTGCTAGTAAATTATAGCGATATTACTCCTGGAAAATACTTCATGGTTATTTATGTGGCTCCATAAGAGCCACTTTTTCTTTTATATTTGACTTTTGTAAAAATTATAGTATAATATAATTGTAGAAAGGAAATGGACATGCACCCGTAGCTCAACTGGCAGAGCATCTGACTCTTAATCAGAGGGTTCAGGGTTCAAGTCCCTGCGGATGCACCATTATCTGGTTGCAGCACCTGATATAAAACAAAGCGCTGTCGAGCAAAGCCACTAACCCGAATACGTATGTGGCAACCTTGGATGACAAGAGATTACCCCTTGCGTGTGCATGGCGTAAGGATGGAGTGTGGGTCGCACCGAGAGGGTGTCTGGGTTAGAATGTAGCACCAGATAGTAGGAGTTGATCGCCCTATAAGGCTCACTAAGTCATTCAACTTATATGCCGATATAGCACAGTAGGTAGGTGTGTCTCCTTGGTAAGGAGAAGGTCCTCAGTTCAAATCTGAGTATCGGCTCGTAGAGAACGGACAAGGCTTTGGCGTATGAAAGATTGACGTATATGATGTAAAAGTCCCTTTGGGTCATCATTGGTAGGAGCGTAAGCGTTATTACTACTAAGTCAATCTTAACAAGACGGTGGGATGCGTGTGGTTCTCTTCTTTGTACGGGGCCATAGTGATAATGGTTAGCACTACTGCCTTGCAAGCAGTGAGTCCGAGTTCGATTCTCGGTGGCTCCATTCGTCTGGGTGCGGACCGACGTTAATCAGAGCCGCACGTTACGGGATGTAGCACAGTTGGTTAGTGCAGCGCTCTGATAAGGCGAAGACCGATGGTTCAAGTCCATCCATCCCGACTTTATGCGAGGTTAGCTCAGTTGGGAGAGCATTACGTTTACACCGTAAGGGCCGGCGGTTCAAGCCCGTCACTTCGCACTATATGCTCCCTTGGCGCAATTGGCAGACGCGCTTGATTTAGGATCAAGTATTTGCGGGTTCAAATCCCGTGGGGAGTACCAGGCCATAGTAGCACAAAAAGGCTCCGGAGATGTTCAGTAGGTTGAGCTCCAGAAATCAAACCTGCAGCCACAATAACCGTTGCTACGCGGGAAAATTGGACGCAGAGTTAAAGTTCCCTCGGTAGTTTGGGAAACCTTCGCCACGGCGAAGTAAAATAGCCGTGGGAATGCGCCATTAGTCTAAGGGATAGAACGATAGGTTACGGCCCTGTTGATGCGGGTTCGAGTCCTGCATGGCGCGCCATATGCGTCGGTATGTCTAGTGGCGAGGACACCGCGCTGTAAACGCGGCACACAAGAAACATCGTAGGTTCAACTCCTACCCGGCGCACCATAAGCCCCCGTAGCTCAGTTGGTAGAGCACGTGACTTTTAATCACGGTGTCGTTGAGTTCAATTCTCACCGGGAGCACTATGTAGATTGTGGCGAAATGGTATACGCACCGGATTGTGGCTCCGGCTCTTGCAGGTTCAAGTCCTGTCAATCTACCTTATAGGGGTTTAGGACAATGGTAGTCTTCTTGTCTCCAAAACAAGCTATGGGTGTTCAAATCACTCAACCCCTGCCATATGCATATGATGCTCGTCGGCCGGGCGGCGGCCTGCAAAGCCGCTGTTAGTAGGTTCAACTCCTACCGTATGCTTTCCTGTCATTTCAAAAAGTTTTCCAACAGGAGTCGTTATGGAAAGCCTGTCGCCACGGTTAATGGTTCAAATTCTGCCGGTAATAGCTGACAATAGAAGTCCCGCGTGGTGCAAGCGTTCCAATAGGATGTTCGGCGGCAAGCTTATTCTCGCCCCATTAGCTCAACGGACAGAGCCCGTGCCTTCTAAGCACGTCATATATGTTCAACTCATATATGGGGTATCAAGCCGCAAGGCTAAAATAAAATAAAAGAGGTAAAAATATATGGCAGATACAAGACTAAAGATTCTACCGCCTTGGACTATTGCTATTAGAAAGCTAGAAGCCCTATTTGATGGAGACCCCCAGATCGCTTTTAATTGTGATTTCTCTGGTTCTCATCCTACTGTTGTTCTATCCTGTAATAATGGCGATAAGGTAGCAGCACTACTTCAGATTCTTCCAGAAGAAATTAACTTTGGCAATGTTGGCCTAAAGGTTGTTGTTGATGGCACGCCAAGTAATCGTGCTTTCACCAGCAAGGTCGAGCTATTTGATGTAGCTTTCAAGGGCAATCCCGCTTATGCTTATTCTGTATGCCCTGTTGAAGAAGGTTATCAATGGTTCGACACTACTTATGTAGTATTCAACAACTGCGTAGTACAGTTCGCGGCTGACAATCTAAACGATTGCCACGGCATTATCAGCACTCTATATGAGACTATTGCTGATGAGCTTTTAACTGGTCCTGCTACTGCTGGCGTATTCTTCAACACTAATGTTGAACGTGCTGGCCTTGGTATGCCGCTTGGAGAGTGGCCGTAATTAATTAAATGCGGTGGCGGAATAGGTAAACGCTGCGTCGTGAGACTACGCTAAAAACTTAATTCATGGCCGAGATTAAAAATCACTGACAGCCACTAATAGGTAGGAATATTAGTAAAGTGAAGAGCGAAAAGACGTATGTCATGTAGGGTGCAAATCCCTACCCGCATTGCCTCTTTAGTTTATAGGCAGAACAATGCTTTCGTAAAGCGTGAAGATTGGTTCGATTCCAATAGGAGGCTTTTACGCCGTCGTGGCTCAATGGTAGAGCAGCGCACTTGCTGAGTTAGTTTAAGGTAAAACACCCGAATCACAGGGAAAAGACCGCATGAGAACTAATTAATTGACGAATTAATTAGGCGAAGATATGTGAGTTCGTTACTCACACTCAGCTCCAGTAATGCGCAGGTTGTAGGTTCAAGTCCTATCGGCGGCTCTTTTAAGGAGGATATACTAATGGAAATTAATCGTGAAGAAAACAAGCGTTTATGCGATACTTATCCATTTCTAATTCCATTTAATCGCTTCAGCGGCAAACGCATCAATTGCGGTGAAAAAGGCTTTTGGCCCGATAGCCCAGATGAAATGCCGCCAGAATGGGATTATGAATATACTGAACTTGATGATATGCCAGATGGATGGCGTATTGCGTTTGGCGAACAAATGTGCGCTGAAATTAAGCAAGCTTTACTTGATGAAGGCGGCGAAAAATTACTTGATGAATATCGTGTTGATCAAATTAAGGAAAAGTATGGCTATCTAAGATGGTATGATAATTTCAGTACTGAAAGAACTCGTGCTATTGTAGATAAGTATGAAGTTATAAGTTCTCGTACTTGTATTAAATGTGGCAAACCCGCTACTAAATTAAGTCGTGGATGGATTGCTCCTTGGTGTGATGAATGCGGCAATGGTAATCCAGAAGAGTATATGAATTTAGATAAGGCTTTTATTTGACTTTCTATAAAAAATTTGATATAATATATATAGAAAGTGAGGGGAACCTTACTTTATAGCCCCGCGGTCCGCAGCTCGGACGGGCGGTCTCTAAAACCGCAGCTTTTGAGGCAAACGAAGTGGGGGCAGCACCCACCGGGGCTGCCAAGGGTAGCGTTGGAGTGATTAACCAATGAGATTAAGGATGCCCTAACATCCGGCCTTTAATTATTCTTTTAGGGAGGAATATATATGGAAAAGGAAAACTTAATTGGATAGATTTTTGGAACAATTTAGATAATAGGCGTTGCTCCTAATCTAGGTCAACGGACAGCCTGGCATTGTAAATGTACTAAATGCGGCGCTGAAAAAGATATAGCTACTGCTTATATTAAAAATGGGCGTACACGTAGTTGTGGATGTGGTTGTATAGAAGACAGTAATCATAATCTTATTTCTTCTTCAACAAGAGTATGTGCTATTTGTGGGAAAACTTTTACTTTGGGAAAGAATGGACATACAAGAAAATATTGCTTTGAGTGTTCTCCAACGTAGGCAAATAAAACAATGAGGTCTAAACATACTACAACTTATCGTCAGTCTGTTAAACAAGCCTTAGTGGAATATAAAGGCGGAAAATGCGAACGATGCGGTTATAATAAATGTATAAATGCTTTATAGTTTCATCATATAGACCCATCACAAAAAGATTTTGCATTATCAAAGTCTACTAAATCTTTTGAGGAATTAAAAGCAGAAGTAGATAAGTGTATGTTATTGTGTGCTAATTGTCATGCAGAACTACATCAACAATTGTTTTTAGAAGAAAATATATCTGATCTACAAGTGTAGGAACAGTTTCTAGAAGCATGAAAATGCTTCTTGTACCGAGGATGTAGTGTAACGGTAACACGGGTCGCTTGGGACGACCAGTAGCAGTTCGACTCTGACATCTTCGATTTAGCGCCGTTGGGAACCTTTTAGGTGGAAGAGCCCTTTCAGAAAGAGGCCGAGTAATATCCGCAACTCTTCCGGCGCATTTTTTCATTGGAGGCTATATGAATAAATTTTATCGAGTAATCACATTCTGTAATTTACCAAAAGAAGATGACAGTTTTCCGCCAAATCATGACACACCAGCCTACTATGAAAATAAGGATGACGCTATTAAGTGCGTGAAAGAAAACTGGTGTGATATTTATGAAGGTAGTTATCCAGCCGCTATGGTAATTGAAACTTCATTTGGCACATTTCCTTATTGTCCAAATAGGTGGTATTTTGAATGGGAAGGCGATTGGAAAACTGGTGGCTATGTTG